AATCTTAATCGTTTCTCCTTCAATGCTCTTTTCCGTAATAGCTCCTTCATACCAAACACCCGTAGTGGATGAATAATACTGTGCCCGAGCAATACTTCTTAACCATTGTTCTCTTTTCTTCTGTAAAAATCTTGCTGTCCAGCCCATTTATAGAACCTCCTCTCCGCAAATATTTGTTCCACACTCTACATAGGAATTGACCGTTACCGAAAGAGCGTCGCCCATGGTAACACCATCCTCCAACGCAACGCCTATCGTTGCTGTATCGGGATATGTACCGGCTTCCATACTTTCACACGCCGGCTGATGATGATAAGTCGCGGCTGTCAATTCGGAGTTTGTGGTAATCATCGAAGCAAATGCAGCTCCGAGAGTTGCCACATCCGGCTTAGTTCCTGTTTTATCGTAATGATACAGAGTGTGCTTTACTTTACTACCTATCTTTATCTTGGAGTAGTTGATAAGCTCCAACACCATTTTAATGTGTGCCGGCTTCATCTTCTCCAATTGCTCTTCAAGGTCAGAGATATAAACCGTATTCTCACTCGACACATAGGCACATATCGAAAGAAATGTGGTCATTTTCACGGACGGATCGTCATCGCAACCTGTATAGCTGCGGACAAGACTCTTAATAAAACTTCCTGTCAGCTTCTCGCCACCATTCCACACAAGCTTCAGTTTCTTTCTTCGGTCTGCCAAGCTTCTCGAAGGGTCAACTTCCACATTCAGCCATCGCTCCATTCTGCGAATCATTTCTTCGTCTGCGAAATCTATAAACTGATTTGCCACAATGGATTCCAAGCCCTCGGCCATTATGTCTAATGTCTTCCCGGCAAATTGATAGTTGGCATCCATCTCCAAAATCTCTTTGTAGAAATATGGACCGTAAGACACCAACTCTTCATATCCGCTTCTCTGCTGGTTATAAAATACAGGATTATTCACTGATAACCACCTCCTCGACTATCGGAACCTGCGTAGCTGAAATACTCACATTTGCAGTAGCTCCGTTAATCATTAGCGAGGTAGTGGTATAGTCAACGATACTCGGGGATGCTAAAATGATTGAACCGATATTAGAAAGTCGGATTACGATTTCCTCCTCTCCATTGAGAACAAGGTTACTAACATACTCCTTGATACCGTTCATTACCTCTGTCTGAGCCTGCGATAAAGTGTAACCGCTGGCCAAGTCAGCATCAAAGGTAATCGACAAAGCAATTTCTTCCGGAGCTGTGGCAATGAAGTGAGCACCCAACGGGGCAACCCCTTCTCCCAATCCATCTCCAAAAGTGTAGTTGGTACCATCCACTTCCACTTCATAACCTGCGATAATCGGGTCAATATGCGTCTGTACTGCCTCTAATATGCTCTCTGCGGGCGTTTCTCCATTGGTAGCATATAAAACTGCTCTGACAGTATTTTCGCCCCCAAACAAGGGAATAATATGTGCTCTTCCTACGCCTGTTATGGATTCGCACCACACCTTGTACTGTGCTTTGTTTCCGTTCTCTGCAGGACCAGACTTTTTCTCTTTCCACCGCTGCCGTAAACTATCGTCGCTTTCAGCCTCGGCACCGGGAGAATCCAGCTCTCCAAGTACGCAAGACTTTAATCCACTGATATTATAGACCGGTATAACCGCAGCTCCCGGATTGAGCGAGTTTGTTTCTGTTCCGTACAGTTCCGATTCGAGCAGTAGATTTCCGTCTTTGGTTACCAGATTAAAATAGTAATCTCCGCAGAAGAACCTTGTTCCCGTGTCAGGAGTAGTTCCTTCGAAGATTACATTCCAATAGGATTGTGTTGCCGGATGTCTAAATACTCCGTCCTGTCCTGCCTTTTCTTCCAGAATTTCTCCGGTACAGGTATCAACTGCAAGCATTTCGATTACCATTGATAAGTCGTTCATGAACTTGGCAGCTCTCAAACAATGCCCGGCAGCCGCATCCATATAAATCGAACCCTGTCTTGTATCAACTCCCAAGGCTTCTCCAAGGGCTTTGGCTTGGTCTGTAAAATATTCTTCTGTGAATTCCTCAAACATTAAATCACCTCCTCGATAGGAATTTTTCCGTATATTGTATCCACATCAAAGGAAATCACTACCGTATCATGCAATGGGTACCTCTCTCCAAATTCGATATTGAAGTTATATACCCGAAGAACTCTCTCATCGTGGATGAGCGCATCCTCTGCCAAGAACGGAGCTTCTGCTTCGATGTATTCTCTTGTAATTCCCGGGGCTATCAGTGTATCCCGGATTTCACTACCATATTGACTATCGTAAATAAGACATTTGAAGCGGGGTGTGAGAATTGCCTTTTTAATAAACTGCTTCATGGCCTCTATTCCGTCCACATAACCGCTTATTCTCCCGTTCTCCCAATCAATGCGGTAGGTCTTTGATGTTTCGACTTCTCCCTCGTCAATGGTTTCAAAGGGAAGAGAAATCATAGCCATTATCATCACCCTTTCCTGTCTAAAATATAGTATTTCTTTCCACCATTGAACTGCAAAAGGTACACGGTATCCCCCTTTTTCAAGGCATTATGCACATGCAACATCCCGGAAGTGAGCGAAAATGTGGATAACGTATGAACATGTTTCCCTCCATCGTGAGAATGTGAACCATCTCCACTTTCATGTCCTCCATGCTTGCCGCCGTCGTGTTCGTGCTCCCCTTCGTCCTTGGTGGTTTTGCTGACTAATTTACCAGCGCTTTTCTCCAAATCCACTTCGACCATATAATCTGTCAGATGCCTCGGCACAATTAGGGAATTGGCCGTAAGAATCATTTTGGAATCATTCGCAAGTGTGACCTGCAGAGGTTCGGCGCTGGTTACATAGCCTTCGATTACTCCAGGTGCTTCCGGCATCATCGATTGAAACAATCCTTTTAGCCCTGTTGGATCTTCGTTTGCCATATTCCCTCCTAACCTGCAGAGTCTATATCATCTGCAAAATTCAGCTTCAGTTTCATTGTGTGAGAATGTCTTGTGAATGTGTGGGTATCATCATCGATATAGAACGTCCGCTTAATTCCCAAATGCGGGATTATTACATATACGCAGCCGCCGGCAATCGCATCTGAAATCCCAAGCCCCGACACTGTAAGCGTCTTTTTCGGCATTCCTTTTTCGGAGAATACCGATTCCACAAGCTCTTTCATCTGTGCTTCGTTATAATCGTCGTCCACGGATTTGACCTCCATAAACGAGCCGATTTTGTTCTCCAGTGCAGTATTTACTTTCTCATAAACAACCGCATCCTCCTTGGAAAGCAGTCGCACTCTGGTCTTAATACCGGCAATGGATTTTGTGTAGTTATAGTCTGTGATATTGGCACCAACTTCCAACACCCACTGCAATGTGTTTTCTGCTCGGCGAAGCAAATGGATATTGCCTTTTTGAGAGGATACATAATATCTGCACCCTGTCGCCTTGTAGGTCATACTCAGCGCATCCAGAATTACATCGTAGAACGTGGTCTTTGCCTTTGGCAGTTCCGGGATTACATAACCGGTATCTACAGCTGTTCCACCGGTCATTCCAAGCCTCGTCATACAGTCATTAAATATCTGCGTAGCAGTTTTATTCGTATAACAGAAGGAATCCTTGTTGTTGGCCACGTAATAGGCGTTGTCGTAGGCTGTAATCACAAGCCTCTTCTTTTTACTCTGTGTGTGGTCGATTATGATACCTCTAAATAGTTCCTTGCCATCCTCATACATAACGCATTGGTCACCATTTTCGCAATCAACGGATACTCGGCTGTGCTTGTCTCCATCATCGTCCAACAAAGTAATCTTGCAAGTTCTTGGAGCAGCCCCTTTCCGACCGCTCCAAATGATTTTTTCAAAGCTGTTGCTTACGTCGTACCCCGTGGTACCTTTGATAATAATAAACTGAATCATTGGCACCTCCTAAGCTGCAGGTATCGTAAGGACCTGCCCGGGATAAATCAAATTCGGATTACCACCAATAACGCCCTTGTTGGCATTGTAAATAACGGTATATTTCGCACCGCTACCATAGAACTTCTTGGCAATATTCCAAAGGCAGTCACCTCGGACCACTGTGTAGGTTCGTGCTGATGGCGTTGGATTGGTCCGGGAACTGGTACCCGATATCGAAGCTTTCTTGCTCGACACATTTACCTTAATCTGCCGGATTGTCGTTTCTCTGTACTCTTTGAGTTTGATGGAATAATAGATGGTTCCAACATCTCCACCCTCTTCCGTTGTCTCAAAATCTTCGATAGTGCAATACATCGACACCCCAAGCCCGCCGGTAATGGTAAATCGAATTGCTTTCCTCGATTCTTTCATTGCTTTCAGCTTTTCTACCGCCGATGCAGGATCCGGAATATCTTTATAATCACATCCCGAAAAATACGTCTTTGGAAAGAATGATTCGAACTTCAGAACAGC